GTGGATCAGAAACCATTTAATGGCGCACATGATTATGACTATATCATGTGGATAGATTCTGATATCGTATTCTCACCTAAACAGTTTTTCGATCTGCTTGAGTCTTGTGGAGAAGACAAGAGTATCGTATCAGGATTGTATAAAATGGAAGGTGGGAAATATTTTGCTACAGTAGAACACATGGATAGAGAGTTCTTTTGTAAGAATGCGTATTTCGATTTTCTAACACCGAAGGTATTAAAGAAAAAGCGGAAACTGTTTAAAGTAGACTATACTGGCATGGGCTGGATGTTGGTAAAACGTGGAGTAGTAGAGAGTATGGAGTATCCGTGGTTTGCTCCTAGAGTGGTGGAGTACGATAATGGATGGCGTGAAATGTTGTGGGATGATGTGGAGTTCTGTACTCGTGCTAGGGAAAACGGATTTGATGTATGGATAAATCCGAAGATTATAGTGGGACATGAGAAAAAAGTTGTATTGTAAAAACCTTTATTGAAAAAGAAAAAAAGGAAACATATATAATGAAACCTGAAGAACTGCATAAAAAATTATTAACTCTAAAAGATTTGGGCACACCGGATCCTGATTATATTCAACAATTCAAAACAGAAATTAGAAAAGAACTAATAGATTATCATGCTCGTATTCCTGAATTAAATGGATGGAGAAGACACGGAGAAATAGAAGAAAGAGGGCGACTTCATGATGTAAGCAAAGTTAAAAATGTAGTGTTCTATTCTTTTTTAAATAATCCTGATAAACCTCAAATCATGGAACATGAATATAAAAGACTTAAACTTTCTTGGAAGAGCTTGAGGAAATATAATAAAGATATTGAGGTACGGTTTTGTCTTGGTGGAAAAATGAGTGATCCAACAAATGATGTGCGAGTATGGACTGTTTTATGCAAGGAGCATAATGTTACTATGTTTCCTTTTCATAGTTCTTTCTCTGTTGATCTTCCGAATGCATGGTGTATTCATAGATGGTACAATATGGCACTCTGGAAGAATGAAGACCTGAACCTACTTTATCTAGATGCTGATACTTATATCAATGATGATATTCAAAAAATATTCGATATGTATTCTAGAGACGCTGTTTACGGCAGAGAAGAATTAGGATTCCGTCATGATCCAAATTCTGGTGTGAGTGGTGAAGATCCTAGATTCTTTTTAGATCTAGTAGATGCTAGTATCATAGCACAGGGTGGAATATCTGAAGTTCAGAAATATTGTCTTGGTGTGATATTACTTAATCATTCGGTGCATAAGTTATTCGATGAGGGGGCACTTGAATTTTATTCAGACCTATTAAAAAGAATACACAGATTTGAAGTATTTTATTCTATTCCTAATTATAGAATCATGGATGAATTTGCTTTTTGGGTACTGCTAAGCAAAATGTCTGTGCGCACTAGTTTATTTGGAGATCAGGATGTTTCTCAAACCTTCTTGGAAAAGAAACATGAGACTCATTTTAATCCTGTCATTTTACATTATACCACAAAGGATGAAGAGAAGTTTGCGGATTGGTCGCCGGAGTTTTCAGGACTAAGTAGAACAGAAGAAGATAGACAGGATAGTGATATGGGAGCAGGGGGTATATACAATGTTAATCCTATGATGTGGCAAGAACTTTCAATGTCGATGTGGTAATATGGAAAATTATGTAAATAACTTAAAATATAAATAACAGTAAATGTAGATAACAGTTTATTTAAGGATAATATTTTGTTTAAACAATTAAGGAATATTATGGCAAAGTCGAAAAAGAAAAAAGCATTTCTACAAGAGATTGTAGAAGAACCTGAAGAAATAACAATTGACCCTGAACCACAATTACTTCAAGAAGAGTCTGATCCAGAAGTTTCTAGTAAAATGACCAAACAACAATATCTAGATTCTATTGGTATGGGACATAGACCTAATTCACAAAGAGCAATAGATGCTTGGGAATCCTACCAAGCAAGTTAAATAATGATTCTTTTGATGTGGTGAAATTATAACATGATTCCCCATAATCTTCATATAAAGGAGGTGTTAAAGCACCATGAAGACTTTTGAGGTGGAATACGAAACCACTCTTCCGCCGTGGCATTTAGGTTATGAGAAGATTGAGGCAGAAGACACTATAGCGTTTGAAAAGAAGTTTAAACGCAAACATGAGGCCGCAAGAATTAGACGGTATAGAGAAGTTATTTATTTACAGAGTGAAGATAGTTCATTTTAAAAAAGTGCCCTACTTGTTGGGGCACTTTACTTTTTTAAAAACCAATAAAGGAGAAACCTATGCCCGTTAAAGGTTTGATGACAAAATTAAAAGATGGTAGAGATGCTGTAGAAATAGTTGAAGATGATGAACCAAAATATAAAGAATATGTAAAACATTATAAAGTATTTTCTAATGGTAGAGGTGGTGTATATCAAGTAATAGATAAGGATTATAATAATACAGAAGATCAAGTATCACCAATATAAATAACTAATCTTATCATAAGGATTCCCCATGTCCTATTATGTGCGTCAAGAGACTTATCAGATTGAAACTCAATCTGACCTACATTTATACCCCTCCGAAGATTTAGCAATTAAGAAATACAATAATTATGTTGAAAATAATATTCCTGTAGAGTATTATAAAGAAGGAATTAAATTAAAGGAGTATAAACCATGTCATACAGTAGGTGGATAACTAGTATATGGTATACGTTTTGGTCTGGATCAGCTTTTTCAAGAAGTGAAGAGCAATTTGCTTGTATGTGTGGTCTAGAGGATGATCATAATTTTCATTGGTCTTATGATGTGATTAAAGATTTTATAGAAGATCGGTCACGTTTAGAATCTGTTATACAGCACGTTGATGCATCTAATGATGAAATTACAGAATTGTTGGGATATATGAAACAATTTGTAAATGATGTTGATTTGAAATATGATAAAGAATTAGAGCAGTTAAGAGGTGAACAATAATAAACAGTTGACTTCCCAGGTCAGTTGTGATATAATATAATTGTTGAGTTGAGAGACAACTTTTTTTGAAAACCTCTTTTGGAGATTTGTTATGGCAGTTAGTCGAGAAACAATGGAACTTTTTGATCGTGCACATCAGGCTGGTCTTAGGGCTGGTTATGAAAGCACTCCTACCCCGATGGTAGTCGGGACTCCTACCGAATTGTTTGGAAGCGAAATTGATTACTCCAAACGCACCCATTTTGTTGAAGGTGGTGTATGTGGTTTTGCTGGTGTGGTAATTAAACCAGCACGTGGAAAATTGGTTTCTTATCTGAAGTCTAAAGGTCTTGGATGGAAACATTATTATGGTGGGTTTTATATGACCTGCCGAGAGTTTGGTCAGTCTCTTGCCCGTAAAGAGGCGTATTGTGAAGCCTTCGCCAAGGTTCTTGGTGAAGAAGGTATTCGTTGTTATGTTGACAGCCGAATGGACTAGAAATTACGGGGGTCGAAATACTCTTGAAGAAAAAACAGAGGCGCCAGTAAGTCTATACAGGGTCGCAACCTTGAGCAACAGCATATGTTGAGTGCGCCTCTTATGAAACCCCGGAGTGTCGTTCTGGCGGCACGCCCTCTTTTCTATAAACACTTGACTTCTTGAACCTGTTGTGATATACTATAATTGTTAAGTGAGAGAAAACCTTTTCAGAGATTGAATATGAAAGAAATAGAATTGTCAGAAAAGGAAATTCAAGAAAAAAAAGGTATGACTGTTACTTGCCGAAAGACCGGCAAGAAATACGATCCTATGAAAGAACTACTTCGTTTACTCGAAGAGAATAAAGAACTTTTCATTCGAATGAAGAGTCGTTAAAAAATACTTTTTGAACCTGTCTGACAGGTTCAAAAAAACTCTTGACACAAGAATTATTGGAGGAATAATGTCAGGATATATGGGACCAATGAAGACAAAAACAGAGTTGTTTCTAAAACTTCTGAAACGAGTGCAACGGCCAAAATATATTCTTCACATCCTAGAAAATCGTGAAGGTCTAAAAGCGGCATTCTATTACTATAAGGGAGAGTCGTTTGACGAAGGCGATTGTGTCAAACTGAAGGCAACCATCGCAGGTCATAGGATAAGTTCTGAAGATGGTTGTAGATTGACCTATCTTGATGAAGTCACTATTCTTGAAAACAAGGGTTCTGTTGAGAAACCGAAGAAACCAGAGAGTGGTGTAGGGAGCATACCGGTTCAAAAAAAACACTTGACAAATGATGTAAATTTGTTATACTATTAATGTGAGTGAGGGAATTTATTTTCCCTCACTTGGACAAAACAATTCAATATGGAGACAATGTAATGTCAATTATGAACTACACTACTTGGGTTAAAGAATATAAAGACGGACCGTTTGATGTTAAGGTTGGATACTTTCCAGAAGAAATTTACGTAGGTGATCTTTTCGTAGACTACACAGACGGTGAAGTTGAAGATATGGCTCGTAAGATTGATCAAGGCTATTACGATTGGTTTATTGCTCGTGTTCAGTATAAGTATGATGGTATTGAGATGGGCACTTCCTATCTTGGCGGTTGTCTATATGAAAACGCTGAGAAGACAATCGTTGAAGACAAGCTCGATGGCTACCTTGATAATATGTTAGACGAGGCACGAGACGAAGCTCAAACCCGCGCATTAGAATTGGTTGAGCACATGCAGAAAGATTTTTTATAAAGAAGAGGGTTGATTATTACCTGTCGTGATCCTAGAAAAAAACTACTTCATGCTCCAGGAACGGAGCATCCTTCCCTGATGGAACAATTAGAAACCTTAATCAATTTTGATGTATGAATATACAACATGAGCCGCTGTTTGATACAGCGAAGATTGAAGAACATTATGGGCAAAAAGACGGATGTGAGGTGCGATATGTATGCACCAGCGATCTCAATGCCAGTAACAATCCTTGTGATATTTTTTACAGAGCCGAACCTCATCCTGACTATGGTAATAGGTATTTTGGTTTATATTGGGATATGTTACATGACCGTCTAATGATTACTAATGCCGATGTGATTGAATCACTTGAGTTTGGCATGATTGAACATGACGGTAAATATTTTTACAGCAAATCGCGTCACGACTATAAAGTAGTAGGTGATAAGATGATTGACGGTGGACGAGCATATATTCGTTCAAATGGTAGAACCATTACAACCTATATTAAGAATGGTAAATTTTACATTAAAGAACCAGTAGGGAGTGGCGACTTTAGTAACTCCCTATCATGAAAAAGTCATGTGTATCCTTTCTCCTGTGTATCGCAAATATTTGGTGAATATAAATACTTGACTTCCTGGATCTGTCGTGATATACTATAATTGTTGAGTAAGAGAAAACCTTTTTTGGAGAATAATTATGAGTGAATTAGAAAAGAAAATTGAAGAACGTGAGGAAGTAGAGTTTGCAAAAGCCGTGCAGACAGAACTTGCACGTGTTGGTTCTAGTTTACTTGATCAGAACCTCGATCAAGTGTTTGCAAAAGCCGTGCAAGCAGAACTTGCACGTGAGAGTAAATTCTTTGCAGAAAGAATGAAAATCTGATCCTGAATTTTAGGAGAATTATTATGAAATTAGATGAACATTTACAAGCGGAACTCCACCGCTATGTTTATGATGGAGTGCCCCCTGGGCACTTCTTGACGGCTGTTGCCCAAAATAACTTATTCAAAGCAATTGCGAGGGCCGATGAAAATACTATTACCATTTTGTCTGATTTGGTAAAGTTATTTTACTGTCAATTACCATCCCAGTGCCATGGGTCAGAAGAAAAGGTGCAGGCATGGATAGAGATGTCGGTTGAAGAAAGGAAAAGAATTACCCAGTATATCGGATACCAGCCCTACTGATGCCGTTGATTCGGACTCAATTACCACATATCATGTTGTACTTAAATACCACATATCATGTTGGATGGGAAGAAATTACTTGACTTTTCGAATCCCTTTCTAGAAAGCAAGGGCGATTAGCTCAGCTGGGAGAGCGGCGGTCTTACAAGCCGTAGGTCACAAGTTCGATCCTTGTATCGCCCACCACTATTAGATGGTGAAATAAGGAACTGAGAATTCCTTGTCAGGTTTCTGGTAAGGGTTCGAATTCCTTTCCAGAGAGCAAAGAGGGTCTGTAGCTCAGCTTGGTTAGAGCACATCTCTGATAAGGATGAGGCCGGTGGTTCAATTCCACCCAGGCCCACCATCTTTGAACCCTGTGCAGGGATTTTCTAAAGAAAGTTTTAGATGACTTTTATAATGGCGGGTGTAGCTCAGCTGGTAGAGCACTGGATTGTGATTCCGGTGGTCGAGGGTTCAAATCCCTTCGCTCGCCCCACGGCAGGGTAGCTCAGTAGGTGAGAGCGTAGGATTCATAACCCTGAGGTCGGGAGTTCAAATCTCCCCCCTGCTACCAAAGCCTGTGGTTCAACTGCAGCGGGCGTAGCTCAACTGGATAGAGCATCAGATTTCGAATCTGAGGGTTAGAGGTTCGAGCCCTCTCGCCCGTGCGGCGCCCGTAGCTCAACTGGATAGAGCAACTGACTTCTAATCAGTAGGTTAAAGGTTCAAGTCCTTTCGGGCGTGCCAGGAATAGTCTACTGAACTAGTCCATTGAATGACTGTGAGGTAACTTGGTATTAAATAAATACTTGACTTCCTGAACCAGTTGTGTTATACTATAATTGTTGAGTGAGAGAAATCTTTTCAGAGATTGAATATGATAAATATTAAATTTGATACTACCTATTACAGAGTTATTGACAACCTATCCTTTGACATTCTTCCAAAAGAAATACTACATGAGATGTTCAAGGATGGTAGAGTCGCTTCTAAGTTTTGTGAGAATATATTTACAATGTGGTATCCACTAGAACTTCATGATGTTAAAGGATATGATCATACTGATAAAGATGGACAAAAATATGAAATGAAATGTTTCACCAAAAATGGTGCAAAGTATTGTCTTTCTGGTATGATAGGATCAGGTAGACAAATTGATGTAGAAGAGATGAGAGAGAACATTGAGTCTAATGATTTGATATTCATATTTGTTGATATTGTCGATTTCCCATCTTTACGATATAAGTTCATCAGGGGACAAGATTTATTAGATAAATGGCCTAAGGGCAAGATTTCATTCAAAGACAGAGAGGATATATTTGGGTAGACCATTCACACCTACTAAAAATTCACCAGATAAAGATTTGGTCATGACGCCACCATTTGTGGCGAAAAATATTATAGATCATTTTAATCCTACTGGAAAGATACTGGACCCCTGTAGAGGTCAAGGAGCATTCTATGATCAATACCCCGAGTATTGTGAAAAGGATTGGTGTGAGTTAGCGGAAGGTAAAAATTTCTATGATTATCAGAAGAAAGTCAACTGGATAATTACAAATCCACCCTGGTCTGAGATAAGAAAGTTTATTTTACACGGAATGATAGTTGCTGATAATATTGTTTACTTGACTACGATAAATCATTATACCACAAAAGCCAGACTAAGAGACATACGAGATAATCATTTTGGTATAAAAGAGTTTCATTATGTAAAGACTCCACCAAAGGAATCAGGATGGCCACAGCTTGGTTTTCAGTTGGGTGCTATACATATTCAAAGACATTGGAATGGAGATATAAAATTATCTGGTGATATAGGATGATTTTATTTGACAATCTCAACCTTTTATGATATACTATAATTGTTGGGTAGGAAGAGAAATTCCCTGTAACTTGACCAGAGAACAATTGGGAAGGCTGAGCATAGGCGAGCTCAACGGACTGTAAATCCGCCGTCTAAGACTGTGATGGTTCGACTCCATCTCTTCCCACCATATTCTTTGAATTTCGTGCATATTGCACGGGTTTTCTGCGAGAGTGGTGGAATTGGTAGACACGCAAGATTTAGAATCTTGTGCAGTAATGCGTGGGGGTTCGAGTCCCTTCTCTCGCACCATGAGTGAAACCCGATTAATGAATAAACACTTGACTTCCTGAACCAGTTGTGATATACTATAATTGAACAGTTGAGAGAGGTCAATTATGAAAATTCGAATTCATTCCAAAAATATTGATAGTAAACTCAAATTGGCAATGCACGCCATGTGTGAGTTCGCCCTCGCCCGTCTAGATGTTTCAAAACGAATCCGAAAAAATCTTTCCTTGAACATTCACATGGGCCACCATGATAATGAGGGTGAAGCTAAATTAGCTAAGAACGTAAATCGGTATCGCCCTAGAGATTTCAAAATTAATATTGATCATCATCGAATGGTAAGAGATGATTATAATCGTGTATTGGGAGATACTGAATGGGGCCATAGAGTACTCAAGGTTCTTGCCCATGAATTGGTTCATGTGAAACAGTATATTGAAGGCGATTTGAGTTGGCGAGAAGCCGGACTTCATTGGAAGGGTGTTAATTTTAATACATTCAATCTGGTGGATTATTACGATCTTCCCTATGAGATTGAGGCATATGGTCGTGAGTATGGACTTCTGGTTGGATTTTTAGTTATGTGGAATGATCTTGAAAAACAATTTGAAGAATTACGTATATAAGCACTTGTGACTTTTTCACGGCTTTTTAATATACTATAAGTAAAAGGTGAGAGATTGATTATGAAAAAAATTCAGAACTGGTTAAATCACGTTTGGTTTGAAATTGGATTATCCATTACTAATCTTCAAAATAAAATGGGGATATTATGAATAGAGTAAATTCTGTTACTGGTGAAATGGTTGAGTCCCTAGTAGAAGGGCTTGATGCAATGTTAGAGGTAATGAGGGGGGATTATAGAGATTGGACTGTTCGTTCCAATAGTTTAAGTCCTGAGAGGGTTCGTGATGATAATGGTGAAACTGTTTCAGATCGAATGTGCCGAGAGTATTGTGCATCTCTTGAGTACTCAATGGGTAAGAAATATGTCAAGGTTACTGATGGTTCTAGTGTCAAAGCATTTGTTGTTGCCTGTACTAATGATAAGAAGTTTGAGTTTGGTGATATTCTGATGCCGGCCGGATGGAACGCCCCAGCAAGGAACTTCCGTAGAGGGAATGTTCTTGACAGAACTTTTGAGAGAGTACGATGGACAGGAGCATCATGAAAGGTTTTTTTATTGACAAAGATACTGAGGTTGGTGTTTATCGTGGTGGTTTTGATGAAAACTGGATTGTCAAAGATCGTCATTCCTATGTTCGTCACACCACTCGTAAAGACCTTTTCATTGACATTAGTGATTGTAACGTAGTTGATGATGGTCATGGTCAACCTGTTCTTCTTGCAAACGAATCTGGTTTTGGTATTACTATTCATCTTAAAATGAAAGGTGTTAATGCCAGTTGGGAATTGGAAGAAGAATATTGTTTTTCTCCATAAACATTTGACTTCCTGAACCACTTGTGGTATAATATAATTAAACAATGAGGGAATAATCCCGTAACTCAAATGAGAAAATATTATGAGTACTAATTCATTAGTTGGTTATTTAAACGAAGACGGAACAGTTGTTACATCCTATGTACATTACGATGGATATACGACTGGTGTAGGTGAAACATTGTTAGAGTATTACAACTCTGATAAGTGTGCAAGGGATCTTGCATCAACTTTGGGTTATGCAACTTCATTGAGAGAGACAGTTGCGGCCTCTCATGAGGATAGGGCAAATTCTGATGAACCAGAAGTATTTGAAGATTATCATGAATTTGAAGAATACATTCGTGAGAATAGTTGTCTTGAATATGTTTATGTTTGGGATTCTACTAAAGTAAATGGTGGTAAATGGTTGGTTGCTACTTGGGAAACCACTAAGAAGAAAGTTCATAACGGAACTTGTTTTGATTATGAATTTGAAAGTCATTGGAATGGTTTTGAAGACTTGGTTCTGGTTTATTTTCGTGAAGGTCATGAGACTGTGAAACGATATAGATCAATGGTAGAAGAAGGAAAAGTTGGTGAAGAATATCTTGACTATGCAGATGATTTAGAAGATACTATTTTTCATATTCAATTAGAATATGATGTGAAAACGTCTGAAGAACTTAATGTATAAACTCCCTAAAGGAGTTACTATTAGACCAAGTTCCATTGAGGGGCTTGGTCTTTTTGTTATTAAACAGAGAACTGTCGGAAAGAAGAATTAACTTTATATGAGATAGAAAATGGCTAGAAAAAAGATTGTAGTTCAACGTGAAAAAGTAAAACCCATGAAGAAGAAACGTAAACTCTCTGAAGAACATAAGGAGAAGTTACGTGCCCGTCTTGTGGAGATGAGAGCAAAGAAAAAACCAGCAGAGTATAAAAATATTCATCCATCGGTTCTTGCTAAATCTGATGATGATAAACTTTCAATGAAAAATGTCAAGACATGGATTAAAGAAGCAAAAGACATTACTACAGCTCATTCAAAAAATGCTAGAGGTCGAAATGTGTCTCCTGTAGTTCGTCAACATGAATTGAATTTATCAGGATCCAAGAAGGCGTATATCAGACAAATGGAACACTATCTAAAGTCTGGTGATTGGATTGCAGATTTCATGGGCCCTCAAGAAAATGAAAAGACTCAATGGAAATGTATTGCAATGGCATATTATTCTGATGGTACACCTAAAAGAAGTGTAGGTATATTTTATCCAGACATTAATATGGTTTGGACTAATGAAATGGATGAGAAGGATTTTGCTCATCTTAGAGATGATAATTCATATGTTCCAAAAGGTGGAGCAATAACAGATAAAAGATTTACTGGTGATATGTAGGGGTTGACAAAATGTAATAATGTGATATAATAAAGATATAAATAAAAAACCACAGGGGTAAACGTAAGGCTCGACTCTCCGCCTAGAATTTTAGCTAGGTACATTAGAGCCATTCTCTCATTACGTAAAGCGATACCAAGCTCTCCTGTGGTTTTACTATATATAGTAGTTGAAATTAATAACGAAACATCATGGAGATATAATGGTTAAAGCAATACAGATTGAAGACAGCACAAGACCTACCCCAAAAGAATCTTCTCAAGACAAATTATCCATAGAAAATTTTGATGATGATGTAAAATTTGAAATCGACTTTGATGAATCTGTTGCTCCCGTAAAAGAGGCCGTATCAGAAAAGGCGAAGGGTGGAACAGAATTAATGAGAGATTGGTTATTTGATGAATTAGAAAAAAGAGAACCAGGATTAAAGGATAAGTATCAATTTATTTCTACTAGAGTCAGACACTTAGAAGATAAACCTAGAATTCTTTGGGTACATGATCTTGCAATGGACCCTGAAGTTCAACATTTAAAAGATCAGGCGAGTTGGGAAAGATTTGAAAAAGTAGTATTTGTTAGTCATTGGCAACAATATCAATTTCGTACTCATTTAGGATTTCCATATTCAAGGGGAATTGTAATTCAAAATGCTATTAATCCTATTCCACATCATGAAAAACCTAATGATGGTAAGATTAATGTATGTTATTTTTCTACACCACATAGAGGGTTGGAAGTTCTTTTGAATGCTTGGCAGTTTATGAGGGAGACACTTAAAGCAGGAAACAATGCAGAATTGAATATCTATTCAAGTTTTAAACTTTATGATAGACCTCATATGGATGAACAATTCAGACATATATACAAACGTGCCCAAGAGATGGATGGTGTATATTATCATGGTACAGTTACAAATGATAAAATAAGGGAAATGTTAAAGTCACAACATATAATGGCATATCCAAGTATCTATGAGGAAACAAGTTGTATTACATTAATGGAAGCAATGAGTGCTGGATGTTTGGGTGTAGTTCCTAATCTTGGAGCATTACCTGAAACAGGAGCAAACTTTCCCTGGATGTATGGATATGAAGAAGATCCAACTAGACACGCACAAGTACATGGTCATATTTTATCAAGATCTATTGAACATTTTTGGGATGAAGATGTTCAGAATCTATTAAAAATTCAAGAAAATTATTTTGATATGTTTTATAATTGGGATTTACGTGGAGGGCAATGGCAACAATTCCTTCATGCAATTTCTCCTGATGCTCCACCTACTATTGTAGATTTTGGCGATGCTTCAGATAAAAATAAAAGTGAGGTTTTAGATGGCGATACTGGTTGATTTTTCTCAGATAGTTATTGGTGCATATATGTCTGCATCTAAACATACAGATGTGGATATGGATGTTCTTAGACCTGCAGTATTAAATACATTAAGAATTTATAGAACGAATTTTTATAATGAATATGGTGAAATGGTTCTTTGTTGTGATGATCGACACTCTTGGAGAAAACAAATTTTTCCTAATTATAAAGCATCTAGGAAAAAATCTAGAGCATCTGCTGGAATTGATTGGCAGAATCTATATGATTGCTTAAATAAATTAAAAGAAGAATTACGTCATTGGTTTCCATATAAAGTTCTTCAAGAAGAAAATGCCGAGGCAGATGATATTATTGCATCATTAGTTAGTATATTAGATGAGCGTACTTTAATTCTCTCAAGTGATAGAGATTTTGTACAGTTACATAAATTTAATGTTAGACAGTTTTCACCTATGCAAAAGAAGTATGTAGAGGGTGAAGCAAAAATTAATCTTCATGAAAAGATAATTCGTGGAGATGTTGGAGATGGTATTCCTAATATCATGTCGGATGATAATGTATTTATAGATGAAGGTAGGCGACAAAAACCCATTACTAAGAAGAAAGTAGATGCTTGGTATGAGTTAGATCCTGAATTATATTGTTCAGATGAAATGTTAAGAAACTACAATAGAAATTTACAATTGGTTGATCTCAGAAAATGTCCAGATACAATTCGTATAAATATAATTAACCAGTTTAATACGGTTCAAACTGGTGATCGTAAGCGACTACTTACATTTTTTGTGAATCATAAGTTAAAGAATTTAACTGAAAATATATCAGAGTTTTAATTATGGTAAGAAGTATACCTCATATATTTGAGGAAATTGCGCAAGCCAAGTCTTTTGAGATTAGGAAACAAATCTTATTAGACAACGAATCGAAACTTTTAAAGGAGTTGTTAAAATATGCCTTTCATCCAGATATCAAGTTTGCTCTTCCTGTAGGTCGGCCCCCGTTTAAAACGATAGGTGATTCTAATGAATACAATCCTACCTATCTATATCCCAATATTAGAAAATTATATTTGTTCATTGAGGGTGGCCATGATAAACTTACACCTTTAAGACGGGAACAATTGTTTATCCAAATGCTAGAAAGTTTACATGAAAAAGAGGCAGAAGTTTTGTTACAAATTAAAGATAAGAAGTTAAACTTTAGAGGTTTAACATATAAATTAGTAAAAACAACATTTCCAGAAATATTACCATAAATGTTAAATGTAAATAAATTTGAAAATAGAATCGTTAAGTTTAAACGTATAGATTCTGAAGGTAAAGAATCCGAGAAGCACGCAGAATTAAGGCAAATGGATTATAGCCAATCAGAAGATATACCTCTTGCAGTAACGGCGCGTCTAACAGATCCATTAAATTTTGTAATAACTTTAAAATATGATAAATCTAAGAAGAAATTTAGTGGACCCCTTGGAACTGATACGTGGGAATCTGATTTTAATATTAATGATTTTATTAAAAGTTCTAGAATGGGGAGTGCTGATACTTACATTAAATGCCCAAGGCGAAATCGTAAGTAAATTTTTGTAAGATATTAGTAACCCAAAATCTAGAGGAATATGAAGAAATTCATTTACAGTCTAGTATTGTCACTATTTTTAATGAGTAATGGTATATTGAACTCAGGCAATACTCATACAATATGGACCCCACAAGCAATAACTACAGATCGTGTAGAGTCTATGTATTATAATCAAGAGTTTAGGAGTGGAGATCCTATCTTAGATCCTAGAGAATTAGAATGCTTAGCAAAGAATATTTATTTTGAAGCTGCAGTTGAAAGCACCGCAGGAAAACTTGCAGTTGCACAAGTAACTTTAAATAGAGTTAATTCTAAAAACTTTCCATCAACTATATGTGGAGTAGTATATGAAGGGCCCACTTATGCGAATGGTTTTCCAAAAAGAGATAGGTGCCAGTTTAGTTGGTATTGTGATGGAAAGCATGATAATCCAAATGAAAGTCCAGCATGGAAAGAATCTAAACGTGTAGCTAAATACTTTATGAAACATACAGCGGAATTTGATTTCATTGATATAACAGATGGGGCAACCCACTATCATGCAAATTATATAAATCCGCCACGTTGGGCGAATAAGAAACAAAAAACTGTGTCTATAGATACACATATTTTTTACAATAAGAGTAGAGGTAGAGTAGGTTTTAATTTCTGATAAACACTTGACTTTCAGAGGGGATAGTGGTATAATATACTTGTGGAGTTAAGAGATAACCCTTCTAAAAGGAGATATGATGAAAAGTTATGAAGAAAAAGTGACTTCCCTACTGGCCAGTTGGTGGAATAGTGGGGAAAATTGGGAATCAATTCGTGAAGAGTTGGTTGAACTTACTAAAGAAGAATACAATAAAGGATATATCGCAGGGTATAGTTTCGCAAAAGAAGAATCAAAGAAAATTGCAGAATTGGTTGAAACCTTGTCTGATTAATTAATATGAAGAAACTTGAATATAATTCTTATACTGTAGTATCTCAACTTTATCAACTTATTAAAAGAGATGGTTATAAGTCCAAACAGAAATTTGGCCAGAACTGCACATCTATAATGTGCGAACAAGAAATGTTGAATTTAGGTGATGATGATGTGATAGAAACATCTCAAATGAATTTCGTATATAGTGATGTTGAGAAACAATTAAATGATGCAAGGTCTAATGATGATTTCATGAATAGTTGTTTAAGTGCAATAGGAATGCGTGTAGATGATAAGTGGTATTTGACTAAAAAGATAATGAATTACAAATTTGGTTTTCTTGCTGTTTTAGTGAATAATTATATAAAGAAAGAAAACGCACCTGAGAGTCCTGATGTAAGTCATCTTGGTTGGATTGGGAATGAAGGTAAACGTGGAAAGTTTTTTGTTAAGTTAATAGAGACATTTTCTAAGGAAGATTACACCATTCATAAAGTGGTTGATAAAAAAGGTAATCGTGGATTATTTTACAACTATAAAATGAAAGAGTGTAAGAACACTGCTAATGATAATGTTGTAGATTATAAAAAAGGATTAAAGAAAAATGATTGTTTTCTAATGACTGCTACACCAGCTAGGCATCAGATAAGCAAGTATGACGGGGGTAAGGAAACTTATTTCAATCGTATTACTATTGAAGAAAATAAAGGAAGTGTATGAACATATTCTTTTTGGATGAAGATCCAAAGATGTGTGCTCAGGCGCATTGTGATAAGCATGTGATAAAAATGATTTTGGAATATGCACAAATGATGAGTACGGCTCATCGTGTGCTTGATCCTCAAAGTGATCTTATTGAACCAATGTATAAAATATCACATAAAAATCATCCATCATGTAAATGGGTCAGAGAATCAGAAGGTAATTATAGATATACCCATGATTTGTGGTTCTGGCTTGCTAAAGAATATTGGTGGAGATATGAAAAAATGCATCAATCGTGGGAAACTTTGTATAATAAATTGAGTCATACTCCTGAAAATATTCCTAGTGGTGGAATATTTCCACCGCCTTTATGTATGCCAGATCAATATAAAATTAATACAGGAAACCCTGTTCAAGATACTATAGAATCTTACAGGAGTTATTATTTAAATAATAAAGCAGACTTTGCTAAATGGGGTGGGATTGTCGAGAATATGAGACAGCCGCCAGAATGGTGGATAAATGCCAACGTATGATTATCAATGTGATAAATGTGGAAATACATTTGAAGAACAATTGTCCATATCAGAAAGAAAAGTGCCAGAAGGTAGATGTATGGAATGTAATGATGGAGATGTGCGTCAAATACTAACTGCTCCATATTTTGGATATGATAATATAAAAACTAAACATTCTAAAAAAGAACCTGGTTGGTATAGAGAAAAGATGCAGGAGATTAAAAGAACTGTACCTGGAAATACATTATGAGAAAAACATTTACTCATCTTGCCTCAAGACCTGAATTATCTTTTGGTATAAGAACTGAAAACATTAATGGTAAGAGGAACTATGTCACTCCATCCGGCGAACTATATCCATCAATTACAACGGTGCTTGGTGAGCTCTCCAAAGTTGCAATACAGAAGTGGAGAAAACGCGTTGGAGAAACCGAAGCAAACAAAGTCTCTGGTAAGGCTTCCCGTAGAGGAACAAGCTTACATTCTGTCTGTGAAGCCTATATCCAAAACGAAGACGGTCATCTTGAAGGAGAAACGCCCCACATTGTTGAACTATTCAAGACGATTGAACCGTTCTTTGAAAGGGTCGATAACATTCACGGAGTTGAATTAGCATTATATTCAGATCATTTTGGACTTGCAGGAAGAGCAGATTTGATTGCAGAATTTGATGGCACACTATCCGTAATAGATTATAAAACCAGTAATAGACCAAAGAAAAAAGAATGGTGTGAAAATTATTTTGCTCAAGGTGCGTTTTATGGTGTTGCTTATGAAGAATTAACATCTATTCCTGTATCACAAGTTGTAATAATTATAGCAATCGAAAATGAATCTTCTCAATTATTTGTCGAGAAACGTGATGATTGGATTGATAAAATTTGGGAAGCTAAAAAATTATATAAACTAAATAATTAAGATACTGTTGACACATTTGGATAGTAATTAAGACGCCGATTCAATTTCGGCCATTTCCACCAAGGCAATATGGATGGTCACGATATTTTATTGTCATTTGTCATTTTCGGTATTGTATGTTTTATTATCTGGGCATTGGATTTCGCATTATTTTGATACCATGTTGTTTTAATGGTAAACATAAACGCAGATAATAACGATTATATAACTGCCTCTTATGCGATAGCCGCATAATTGTAGCCGAGTACGGAGGGTCACTTGGGAACAGAAGATCCTCATTTTTAATAAACACACAAACACACACACATAAGGAGAAATTATGTCTAGTAATCCATTTGAACTGCGATTCAAACTCTTAGAAATGGCGCAAAATTATCTCAATGATAATTATGCTAGATCTGAAAATATGATGTATCAACTATGGGATGATGCAAAGGCTCATGGTGATGCAAACATGAAGTTATGGAAAGAACTTCAACCTGAATCATATACCATTGATGATATTAAGAAGAAAGCATCTGAGTTGTATGAATTCGTAGAGAAGAAATAATTTTTGATAAATCAGGAAGGAAATACTTTTACATTTCCTTCCTTTTTTGTTTAACAAAAAGAGGTAGAAATAATGTTACCATTTAAAACATACATCACAGAGTCAAGTTTATCTAGATTATGGAAACATAATGAAGAACATGATTGTGGTGCAATGACTGCTTTTCGCAAGGCAGCTGATTGTGGTGAGGGCGAACCATATTCAAAAGCAGATAATGCAAAACGCAATAAGTCTTTGTTAGCCAAAATAAAATCCAAAGGATATGGAGCAACAACTCTAAAAGGTAAGTATCCAGAGGGTGGAACAGTTGGTAAAGAGATTAGTTATTTTATTGTTGATTTAGAAGATTCTGGTAATTTAGAATCTGATATGAAAACATGGGGTGAAGAGTTTGAACAAGATAGTGTTTTGTTTATTCCAAAAGGAGCAATTCAAAATACTGCTAAAGCATATTTAATTGGAACGAATAGATGTAAAAATAATTGGTTGGGGTATAATAAAAAAGAAACATTTGGTAAGGGTAAGATGGGATATGATTCACCAATTTATACATCATTTGTAAATGGTAGACCTTTTATATTTGAAGAAGTAGGAGAAGACCATCCAAATCCAGGCAATGGTATGGGATGGTGGGCATTGAATTTGGTTTCTGAAAAACATTGGAAGGAAATAGAATAAAGGCCAGTCCAGATGCTTCTTTTTGGATTAATCTTGAAGGAAAAATTCATAAGTAGTAAAATGATCGTCTAAATAATTAAGATACTGTTGACACATTTGGATAGCAATTAAGACGGCGGTTCGACTCCGCCCATCTCCACCAATATACAGGGGAGAACATGAATGATACAAGCAGATTGGCATTGTGGATTTTATTTTTAACAGTAGTAATAGTTCTCATCGAAATGCTAGAATTTCTTACTGTATAATGTTGGGGATGTTCGGGAATTCGATTGATTGTGAGGTCAGATGAAGAGGTATCCAGTTGAGCTACGACTGTGAAAGTGCAACTAAACATAATCGCAAATAATAACGATTATACACCTGCATACTCTTACGCATTAGCTGCGTAATTGTACAGCCGAGTTGAACTTGGGTTTTGGGGAATCACTTGGGAACAGAAGAATTCCCCGCTAACATTTAAACTAAGGGATCAATCACATGGCATCAGATTATAAAGGTGGATATAGATCAGAAGTAGCAGAATATGAATTAGTACCATATAAGAGAGCGGAATACGAAGAATATTTAAAAGAACATGATTTACTAGAACTAAAAGGACGCGTTGATAGGGGCGAACCCAACCCGATTGATCCCCGTTATGGAGGTATTGGTTATCAATATTATAGACCAGAACAAGTTAATTTAGGAAGGGTTAAAGTATCACTTAATAACAATGAATGGAATTTTGAATGGGAGAATAAAAGATAATGGCAGAATATAAATTAGAAGAACCATGTGAATTTATTTACAACGTAACTGCAATAGAAAAGATTGTTGATGGAGATACACTTGATGCAGTTATTGATTTGGGGTTTGATGTAAGGTTTTGTGGTAGAGTTCGTTTACTTGGAATTGACACTCCTGAATCAAGAACAAGACATAAGAACGAAAAAGTTTACGGAAAGTTGTCCAAGAAAGCACTAACATCGTGGGTGCAATGGGCAGTCATGGATGATAGAGATGATATAGAAATTCAGGTTAGATGCCCAGAAGCCGATTCAAGAGGAAAGTTTGGAAGAATTCTGGGTGAAATTTGGGTCAACTGTAACGAAGATGGTCACGAATTTGGTGGATGGACAAACATAAATCAA